TTACCAACAGCCAATGCCCATGGAGTTGATCCACTAGTATTAGCGGCACGTGAAACCCATAGACGGTTGGCGTATGAAAGGAAGTTAGCAGCTGTGAACCAAGTCTCAGCATTAAAATTGGTTGGCTTTGCGAATCTTGCTACTAGCTGATTTTCGGAATCGACTAGTACTCTTTCGCCGATTGGACCCCAACGGAATACGCCAGCAAAAGCGCCATCTGAAGTGGCTACTGCTGGAACGACTGTTGTAAGATCGATCTCTGATACGTTAACACCTGGGCTTAGTTGAAATGCCATCTCTATATCTCCCTATTGCGAGAACTTGGTTATTATTTCATTATATTTATAAAATAAGCCTCTTTAGAACATGTCAGGGGTGTTCCACATCCAGGCATCAGGGACATATTTCTCATAATCTTCTTCGATAAAATCGTCTCTACCGGAGTCGATAAAACCAAATGGAGCCATGTCCTGCTCCATATCATCTTCTGTTTTATCCCTCAAAGAATTGAGGGTGTTAATATTAGTGTAATCTTTAAAATATTGTTGGTCTGACAACCAAGCAAAAAGAACCAAACACATTACCAAGTCGTCGTGTTTTCCTGGTTCAGCTTCATAGGAATTTCCTTTTTTCGAAAAGGTTCCTAATTCGCTGATAGTGTTTACTTCGTTGACGATAAGCTGATTCTGTTCCACCAGAAGTTTTAAAATCGAACAACCGACTGACTTAACGATTTTGGTAGTTCTAATTCCCTTATCAACATTCGTTCCACCGAAACCAGCAGTGATTCTTTTTCCAGATCGACCAGCGTTTTCGGTAAACAAAATATGCTCATAACCAAAATCATAATGAAGCGAGTGAGAAACCTGCTCGCCGATATCGTTTACCTCGACCAGAACAGAAGCATTATTATAGGCTTTTGCTACTCGGTGGATAACGTCGGCGTAGTCGACTGGAGTGATATTATTATTTCTATAAACCGCCGCCTGTTGATAAGGCATTTTAGTAACATCAACTAACTGAAAAGCTGAATAGTCCAAACCTTTACCACGAGAAACGTCGCAGACCATCATATATATGCGACCCTCTTCTGGCTTAAAAAACTGTGTAAGTCCATCTTTTTGTAGAATAGGAGCTTGAGCCACTAGTTCTTTCAGTTTCCAACCAGCAATAAGCGAACCTGACGAACCCAAGAACTCACAGTTATATTCCTGATCGAACTTCTCGAGATCGAAGTTCATACCAGCAAGAGTGTCTTGTTTCCACTTTTCGTCTCGACCTGGAACGCTAGTCCAGTGAACCAAGATCGGATGATATCCATTTTTACCAAGTTGAGCGTTAGCCCAAGTAGCATGGAAGTGGTTTAGACCGTTCGGCGTGGAAACTAGAATAATTTTAGAATCCAAACCAGAAGAAATCGTAGGGTAAACTGAGGTGAAGAATTCATCCCAGTTCTCAATGAACGCCGCTTCGTCGATGAATAGAAGGTTGATGGTGTAACCACGAATAGCAGAAGCAGAAGTCGCAGCAGCCAAAACACGGCTGTTATTTTCAAGAACGAATGAACCTTTATTCCATTCAACAACGCCTTGCTGAAGCCATTTAGGAAGATGCTGGTAGGCAAGCTGGACACGACCAAGAATTTCTCGAGCCGTATCGCCCTTATTGGCTAGTAGAGCGACAGTTTTATCAGCATGGAAAATGATATACCAAAGAATAAAAGCGCAGGTAGTAGTTGACTTACCTGCCTGACGAGCCGTAGTAACGATCGTATAACGATTGTCTTTGAAGGATTTAACCATATCCTTCTGATATTCATACATATGAAAGCTAGTAAGACCCTCGTTGATCGAGATAATCTTCATATAGTTTTCTGTAAAATATACGGGATCGTTCTGACACTTAACGTATTCCTGGAGTAATTCAGGAGTCCATTCAATATTCTGATTTGTTTTCTTTAGAAGAACATTACCCTTATAACCACCACTCAAATCATTCATTGTTCTTCATTTCCTTAAGAACTTTTTGCAATTCGGCTGTAGAGCCAACGAATAGGTTGTTATGAATAGTCTGGGCTTTCTCGCTGATCGGAGAATCTTTAGCATCAATCTCACGAATTTTGGTTTGAAGTTCCAGCAATTCTTTGTTGGTGCTTACCATTGTATCCATAAGTTTAGCCAAAACTTCGAACGCACGTGGATGCTGAGACTGGCCAGCTATTTCTGCTAGCTTGTCCATAGCTTCTTGACCTGTTGAGATTACTTCGTAGAGATTAGCACGTGCCGCTTCGAAATCATTCCTTGCGGAATCATCGTGAGCCTTTGCTATTAAATCGTCAACTTGTTTTTCAAACGTCATTGCAGGAAGACCGAGAGCCTTCCCGATTGGATCTTTATCTTCTTCGCTCATTAAATCTCATCATTGTTATAAATCATAGTAATGAAACCGTAGTCATCATCAGCTTCAATTTCAGTATATGGTATAGTTCCAGTGCTTGTGTTTGGACCACCAGTCCAGTTTATCGCCACTCCTGTGTTCGATAATCCTGGTTGTATCGTGATCTTTTCTGCGATTTCAGTGTTGCCAACTGCATCTGAGAGTTTACCATCTGCGACTTGAGGTATATAAAAGTTAGTATTGATGAACTTAATAATACCAGATTTTTTAACAGGTCCATAGAAGTACCCCTTTAATACGAAGTCCAAAGACCATATGATCATTCTGCGATCTTTATAGTCTCCATCGTATTTATCTTCGTAATTAATATTTGTTAATATAATAGGAATATCCATTGTAATTTCCATTTCCGGAATTAGATTACAAGTGGTAGTCCAATCTGGAGTAAAATATGGAAGGATTTGTTCCATGATTTTAGTTCCATCCTCAACGTTCTTAACGTAGATAAATGCCTTGAAAGAAATATTATATGGAACTGGGTTGTATTGATATTTCAATTTGCTAGGAGACCCAGCAATAGCAGTATTAACTACGCTTTTTCCGATAGTGTTTAGTTTTCTTGAACCATCATATTTGACTTCACCCATCTCAAAAGAAATCATGGGTAATGGACCTACTGCAGTTCCTCTGTCTAAGGCAGGATCCTGCATAATACGAGCAAGCATTTTGTCTTTTGGTCCATATGTAATTGGAACTTTAAGAAGTGCAGTTGTATTACCAGAGCTATCCGTTCTGGTAATACGAATATTATTAAGCAAAGTACCCATAAGGATAACATATTTGCGCATTAAACTGAAATAAAACGGAGCGCCGAACATTAAATGTTTCCTTCGCTAAATGGGTCTGCCGAAGTAAAGTCAACGAACAGATCTGATTCTCTTTGGATCTCGTCGCCGTCGTCAGCGATAACAAGGTCTGATGCAGATTTGCCTTCTAGAATTAGATAATCGTCATCTTCAGTCTTAATTTCTCCACCGAATTCGTCATTAATTGTCCAATCAAGAACATTAGTGCTATAGTTCTGTTGGATGATATCAATTTCTGGTATGCCTGTGCTGAATTTTTCTCCAGCGTAATCAAACACTTCACAAGTCATTTCCCATGTTTGTAAAGCGCCCAACTGATAAAACATTTCATATTTGTTAACGTAACGAATAACAAAACAACGTTGATTTAGCGGGAAATATATAATATCACCTTCGTTTGGTCTCACTTGAGTAGTATATTCGCCAACGTCTTCGCTAAATCTTCTTCTAGCAATAGAGAATACAACTTGATTGCGTATTTCAACGCCAAATTTTGATAGGAATTCTCCATCACCAGTAAACCCATCAATAGATTTGATATACATTTCTATTGGATAAGCGACTTCGTAACTAGAAACATCATCAGCGCCATAAACTTCGTCGTAATTATTTAATTTACGAGGAATATAATATACATCATGACCGTAAATACGAATTGCTTCAATAACTAAATCTTCAAGAAGTAGTTGTTCTTGCGATGCTTGGAAGTTATTGAAGAAGAAATTAGTGGCCATGATTATCCGATCATATCAGTTGCAGGCAAGCTGTATGTGTAAATCATTTCCTGTTCAAGCTGCTGTCTTTCTGCAGTCGCTTCATCATAAATTTGCTGTCCATTGAACTCGATTCCGCCTGGAAGTTTCATTCCACGGAACTTCTTCATATTCTGACCCCACTGCTGTTTAATAAGGCAAGAAGCATATCTAGCAAGCCAACGATCGCCCCAAGCATCAGTATAAACGGCAGGGTCGACGACCTGATACGCTTCAACAATAAGATAGTTGTCAACAGCGACCTGATCCCAAGACATATCAATATAAAGTTTATTGACATGACGGTTATATCTCAATGGTTGTTTACCAACCAGCATCTGTTCTAGGAACTGAACATGATTCATGGCCATATAATATGGAACCATAGAAACCGATGTAAGGGTGTAAAGATCGTTAAGAGCGATCTGATAACGAATATTGAATAGGTTGTTCAACCCTAAAGCAGAACCAAGATCGAATATATTAACAACACCAATAATGTTTTCTGGCATTGTGATATACTTGTTATCGATATCGGTTTGGGTAATTACCTTTTTATAATAAGTTTTTTCCGAACCATCGAAGTGATAATCCCAATAATAACGTAGAGCCTCGTCGATACGATCGCCTACCTGGTCCTCGTCAACGTTGATTTCAATAACTGGCTTGCCTAGTTTTCTAAGGCAATATTCGGTGAACTCTGCTCTTGATGTTGGTACAGCCATGTTACTTGATTCTTTCGTTTAATTGTTTGATAGCCTCAATTAACAAAGGAACGATTCTTTCATATTTAACGGCTTTAGTTCCATCTGGTCTAGTAGCGACTGCTTCTGGCAGAACCGCTTCGATCTGATGAGCAAGAACACCAACGTCGTGTTTACGAACGAAATAACCATCTTCGCCGCCGTGCTCTTTAATATATTCGTCTGTCCAATCGAACTCCACACCATCCAAAGATAGAACTTTTTCTAGTGCGTTTGAAAGGTTTGACACGTTTTCTTTAAGAGAAGCATCTGAAGAATAATAAGCAGTGATGTTATTATAGGCACGAATTTCGCCAGTTGTTCCAGAGGCTGGTGTTCCAACGCCAAGAGACTGAATCTGAGAAACACCAGTTGTTACTGAGGTGTTCATAGTCGTAACGCCAGAAATAGTGACGTTGTTACTCATATTAACGAGTCTAAGATTTGTAGTAGAACTTGTTACGTTAAGAGTTCCGCCAATAACAGCGCTTCCAGTAACATTAATATCAGAACTGAAACTACCGTTACCGCTAAAACTCATCTGATTGGAGAAAGTAACAGCTCCAGTAACTGTTAATGTATTAGCGAAAGTTGCAGCCCCGTTTACGTTCAAAGGTCCACTAAACGAACCATTACCACTGAAACTCATCTGATTGGAGAAAGTGGCTTGACCAGTAACTGTTATTGAATTAGCAAACGTAGTAGCGCCAACAACATTTAAATTACCAGTAACATTTGCAGTAGAAACTGTTGCCACATTTAAAGTAGCGTTTCCTGTAGCTTGGAAATTACCAACAACATTGGCCCATCCGAAAACTTCAGAATTACCATTAACTGTCAGGACTTGACCTGGAGTCAATGTGCCAATACCAACCTTCCCGTTTCTAACAGAAAGAAGGCTGGTATTTACAATAAGACCATTTTTTACTACGAAATCGTTATTAGCCATGGTTCCCTTTCCCCTATGGTTCTTTTAATGTATTTATTTAAACTTTGGACCCTCCACCCAAACAGCGATAAATTTTCTGACCCCTTTGGTAACAGGTTTTATTCTGTAATTCATCCAAGAAGGAAACGCAATAACTTTACCTTTGTCTAAATTAATCTTTACTGGTCTTTCTACAGAGCCCATAATTAACTCAATTTCTCCGCCCTCAAAATCTATATCTTGCTGATTCAAAGCCATGATCAAAGTAAGTTTTCTGGTTTCTTTTTTTAGAGATTCAGCGTTTGGAAAATCTTCTAAAACAATATCCATATGCCAATCGCAGCTACCTTTGTTTTCTTGATCGTAAACCCCGTATTGAAACGTTTTATAACCATTCAATTCAAA